ATACCTAAGACATACTCAATCTTTTTTCCATAAAGATTCAGCGTGTTTGTCACATCATCTGTGGAAGGACTTCCAATAAGGACTCCACCAACATTTTCAAGCTCCTCAGTATAAACAGGCTTTCCAAAAGGATCTGTTCCGGTTTCAGTCTTAACAACTAACTGTACTGTTGTTGTCTTCATCCTTCTTTTCCTCCTTTGGTGCTAATTCCTGAATCGGAGAATAGGATCCTATCCGATCTCCTATACCGAGAAGCTTTTTCTCTAACTTTCCGAGATATAATTCTCCTGTACTACCATTAGAGATAGTCCAACTCTGAGAGTAACCTAATCCAGCCATGGAGCCTTGTGTTGCACCCATAGGAATACCTGTACTCTCTCCATCTCCAAGTGCTCTCATGACAATTCTGATTGAAACAAGCTTTTTATTGTCAGCACTAGCATTGGAGTTATAAGCATCAATAATAACAGCTGCATCATCCAGCAAATTGGTGCAAATGGCCTGTTCATCTGCTGACATAGTTCTGCTCATCCGAGCCTGTACATCCTGATATGTAGCGTATGCCATTCAAATCACCTCATTTCTTTTTGGTGGTTGCTGTTTTCTTTTTTGCTGTCTCAACCTTTGCCTTTTTAGGCTCCAGCTTCTCTTCTTTTTCCTCTGGAGCAGTTTCTTTGACAGGTTTTTGCTCAGATAATTCAGGGACTAGCTTAAAGCCAGCCCCTAAATATTCATCTTTTCGCTCATCCGCTACCTGGCATTCTGTTCCAGTGAATGGATTGATAAACCTAACCATCAAACAGAAGGAACAGCTGTTGCTGTGAACTTGTTGAATACAGAAGTATCAGCGCGGAAGCCTACTTCAATTTCAGCTCTAACAGCAAACATATTGCGCTGGAAGAGGTTGATTGTTGAGTTATCAGCCAGCTTCAGAGTTGCATCTGAAGAGAAGCTGATATCAACACCTTCAACGATTCCATAGAGTGCCTTTGTCCAGTCACCAGCAACACCGATTGTAGCCGGAGAACCATTAACAAAAGCGCCCTTTGTAAGATAAGTGCGGTTTCCAAGGATCATAGGAATAGCGCCCTCAGCAACAGAGTTGATGAAGAGAGGTCTCCTATCCTGATCAACAGCTGAGAGCAGTACGCCCTTCATCTGAGGAGAAATTGCATAGCCGTTTGTAATACCACCATGGATAGCGATATCAGTATCAGCTGCAACAAGTCCAGCATATGCATCAGAAGCAAGGCTCTGAGCTGTACAAGCTGCAAAAGTGTCAAAATCATCACCAGGAGCATTGGTTCCGCCGAATACTGTATTATCAAACTTTTCAGCAAGGACTCTGGGAAGTCTTGCAACGATAGCGTCATAAAGAGCGCCGTCATCACGTCTGAACTGGTTTGAGAAAGGAACAATAACAGCAAGCTTATAGCCACGCATTACCTTTGTTCCAAGTCCAGGATTGCTAACAGGCTTCTCAGCTGTCTCATCAACCCATTCTGCTTCAGGATCTGAAGTAATAACAGGAATTGTTACACCTCTTCCAGGAAGAGGAATCTGTCTTGCAAGGCTCATGATTGCAGAATCTTCCTGAACTTTCTGAATAATCTCATTTGATACTTCTGTAGGAAGTGCTATGTTTGTTCTATTTGTGGATACTCCTGACATAATAATGTCCTCCCTTTTAAAAATTCACCTGGCTCATATACGTTTTAAAAGCCTCTTTAGGTGTTCCTTTTGATACAGTCTGTAGTTCTCCACCATCCGGAATATTGGGATAACTACTAGGAATGGCAATGCCTAAAATAGCCTTTGCCTGTTCCTTACAAGCCTCTTCCGTTTCTCCAGTGATAAGTGATACCGCTGAAGCCGGAATGCTCATCTCTTTAGCAACCTTTTCACGAATAAGGCGGATCTCTTCAGCCTTTTTCAAAGCATTCAGCTCAGTCTCCAGCGTGGTAACACGCTCGTGCGCTTTATCTAACTCGCTCTTATTTGCCTCTTCCAACTCGTCATACTTCTGAGCCTTTGCCTTAAAGTCATCAAAGCCTTCATACTTCTGGCGTTCTCTCTTCAAGCGGTCAGCTACAATAGCGTCCAATTCCTGCTGAGTAAATGTTTTGGAATCTTCGTTGTTATTAGTTACCTTGTTTTCTGTTCCCTGATTCACAGTTTCTGACATAAAAAAATCCTCCTAAATGAGTTAAAGTCCTCGTTTCATTGGCACGAGTTGCCATTTTGGGTATAAAAAAAGCACCCTCATGGATGCTTTAATTAACATTTATTTCTTCCGCTGCTGAGCTATTAAGTTCTATATGCTTTTCATAAGCTGTACGCTTCTGCTCATTTATACGCTCTTTATTGGTCGCATAGGCTTTCCTTCGCATATAATTGAGCTTTTCTTCCTCAGTATCGCCTTCAGCACTGTCATACATCTTTTCATACTTTGAAGGATCATAAGCCTTGTAGGTTGTCTCCTCTTCATGCTTAACCGCGTATGAACAATCACAATTTCCATGGATATGCTCTGCATGGCCTTCAGCTAATGCTCTGGCTGTTGCCCTTTGCCATCCTTCCGCTGCAATACTTAAGCAGAATGGACAAGTATCTCCCATTGGAATCCATGCATAATAGGCTTTATCCCTTATGGCATTCTTAAGTGTTGTATCCTGTCCGGACATCTTAACAAGTCTTCCAATAGCTGAAGCTGTAACCTCAGCAGCCAGAATATACTTAAGTGTTCCATTGACTGCCTTAGCCACTTCATCCATTGAGGCTGTTTCAGCTGGTTCCGCTGGTTCCAAAAGAACACCTTCAAACTCCGCTTCCGCGTCATACATCTGACAAGCAAACTCCGTAGCAGCTTCTCCATATTTGGTGGAAACGCTGTAACAGTAGTTTATTAGCGCTTCCCTATCCTCAAAAGTCTCAATTGGATGAGTTTCCAAGTACTTAAGTATTAACTGTTTGGCTGTATCACTTACCTTGGATAAGCCATCAATGTAGTTTTTCCAAATTTTCTTGGAAATTTCCATTATTCAACCCCTAAATCTACTAGCGTTGCAAGCCCTCTGGCTCTCTGTTCCTGAGCCTTTATCCTTCTTACATCTGCCTTATCAAAGCCAATCATTTCCAGGAATGTGTCTGTATCTGCAAAAGAAGGCCTTGCTGTTGCTATTTTCATAGCTGCATCTGTGGTAGCTGCAACATTTGGCATAGCCGGACTCTTAAAGTGAGCCATAACAGCCAATTCTGATTCTGTAAGCTCACTAAGCCCAGTATTGTTAACAATAGCCTGAGCCATGTAAGCAATTATCTTCAATGAGTTACCATTAGAAACATTAAGCTGTTCTGCCATGCTTACTAAAGTTTTTGACTGAGCCAGTACTGCATCCGCACTTGTAGGATTAGCTTCACTGACTACTCCAGTATCGGTAACAGTTAAGCCTGTAGCAGCGCTAAACTGTGTAGCTAATACTCTAATCATCTCAACATGAGGAGATATTGTTCCTTGCTGGAGCTGTCCAAAGGTAGGCTTTTCTCCTGTCTCCGGATTAGTAGTTCCTGCAATCATTGAGCCAACATACTGCTTAAACTTCTGATTAACAACAACATCATATTGTTCATCAGTAATCCCCAGAAGATACTTTTGAGGAGCTGTTGAGAACTCCAAGCCAATAGTTGCGTTGGCAATAGTCCTTACATAGCCATCAATAAGCCTTCTGATAGGCTCTTTAATCCTGGAACGTCCAAAAGGTTTATTGGAAGTTGCGTTCCAGATCAGCGCCTCCATAAGAGGTCTACCCATCTTGTGAGGAATACGCTGTGCTCTCCAAATTGTCTTACTGGAAGCATATAGAATCCAAACACTATCCTCTGTGTCATATCTGATAAGTGAAGGATTCCACTGGCTTGCATCCATCTCATCAGGAACAGAGTCCAGAATTGAGAATCCGCATGATATACGCCCTTTTTCTCCATCCCACATAGCAGCTGCACTCTGAGGAGAATGGAATCTTATTTTGCATCCAAGCTCCGGATCCGCTGACAAGGTTGCAAATGTACAACCATACTTAAGCTCATCTCTGCAAGCCTTCTGATATTCAGCTATAAGATTATTCTTATCAGCAATATCATCCAAAAGAGCAACATCATTTCCATCAATGCCTACAAATCCATCAAACATTGATAGGCCAGCAAGGACATCAACAGTCTTAGCGCCCCATGCGCATCCAATTTCCAAGCCTTTCATACCTTCAGGCAAGGCTATGCCAAGATTAACGCTATCAAGGCTGATATTACCCTCATAATACTTATTTTTCATAACATTTTTAGCCTGGTGATAGTTAAAAATCTCCACAAGCTTATTAAGCCTTGCAGCTTCTCTCATATCAAAGCCTATTATGTTACTAGCTGTAAGATTAAGCGTTATCATTTTTCTTTTCCCTCATCAACCAATTCTCATCTGCTTATTAGGATCTCTTTTAGTAGTCTTAACGCCCCAGAGCGCAAGCGAACAAGCTTCAATCGGTGTAGAATCATCTCCGCCAAAGCCCCAACCTCCTCCAATAGAGCGCTTAGTGGAAGTCAGAGCACTGTCCCTTAAAACTACTTGCTTTGAATACCAGGTAATTGTCTTTTCACTTAGGTCATTCATGAGCATGGATACAGCGCCGATAACATCCTTCGTATTTGGACGAATTACAGAGTTTTTATACTTCCATGTATCTTTTATCTTATCTACTAAAACATCCACCCCATTGCGTCCGTCAATGACTACACAGGATGCTTTTTTGTATCTAGCATTAAGCCAATCAGCAAGCCACTGAGTTCCTTCTCCTGTAGAGCGTTTATCAATGAGAGATATCCTTATTTTGCCATTCTCATCAATAACCGCACCGCAAAGGCTTACTACAGAACCATCAGGAGAAAACTTAACGCCATAGGCTGTCTTTCCTTCAGGCTTTGACTCATCAGATACACAAGCATCCCACAAGTCTTTATTTATGGCATAATCAAGGCGTTCTTTTACAATAGGCGTCCACCAACCTAAACGCTCTCTGGCAAATGTATCTGCATCCATTTGTTCACTCTCCCCCTCAATGGTTGATAGCAAGATACGCCTTCCGAGCGCCGGATTAGTAGCAGCCCAACGCTTTTGATTATGGACATCTCCAATCTCATCAACGGAGAACTCCAGCCATGAAGCTGCTTTTGTTTCTCCGTTTATGGTCTTCTCTCTGATCCTACGGAACACATCTCCTGTGATGTTAGGATCCGGAGGAGTTCCAGCATAAATTGTCTGAGGATTAAGACTGGCTGAAATGGCTGGGATAAATGACGCCTGAGCATCATCATCCAATTCCTGAGCCTCATCAAAAATTAAAAGGTCTCCATGCTGGCCTCGTCCACCATTCCTAGTCCTTGCAAGGAACTTAACCTTTGCTCCGGACTTTAAAATTATCTGTTCACGCCCCAGAGCTGTCTTAATATCCTTTATATATTTCCTAAGCTTTGGACTATCAAAGAAATTAGCCATTTCCTCAAAAGTCTCTGTTGCTGTCTTCTGCAAATGCGCTGTATATAAAACAGTTTCGTTATACATCAGCATTCCGGATTCAGATCTTCCGGCAAGCAATCCGGTTTTTCCATTCTGCCTTGGAACTGATAGCCCACAAGTCTTACATACCCATTTCCCACTAGGAGAAATAGCCATCCAGTCATCCATAGCATCACTTTGCCAAGGATCCAAAATCAAATCTCCAATGCTGAGAAGCTTAACAGCATCATAACCATCAGATTTCAAGTATTCAGGCGCTATCCTAACGGACGGCTCCTGGCTTCCCATCAGCTTCACGCTGTGAGAGGAGCGCGCCAATTTCGTCTTCGTTGCCATCTGTTCCCTCAATTTCGTCTATCTCTTTGATAGTCTCGCGGTATTGCTTTGCAATAGAGGCCATTTCCTTATGCTCACAACTATCCAAAGCTTCTTTTAATTCAACCTCTAATTCCTTTAATTTTTCCAATCTAGTCATTGCCAAAAATCCTTTGTGTGTAAATCGGCGCT